GCCGTAATGCCAGTACCAACCACCACCGTAATCAGGCCCGATGAAGTGCCCAAGTTAACGATGGTCAAGTCAAACGTGCTGCCGACCTTGGCATTGGTGAGCGTAGCGTCAATCAATGCTGCGGTTGGCAGGGTGTAACTTGCGGCGCTAGTGGAAGGGCTACCAACCAAAAGACCGTTGATGATTTGAGTAACAGTCAGCGTTGCGGTTGCAGTCGCAGTCTGTGGAGCCGCATTAAAACCAAGAAGAACCTCATTGAGGTTGCCGTCGCCAATTTGCTGACCGCCACCAATAGTAGGAAGTGCCATGATATTTACCCCTAAAAATTAAGAATTAACCCCAGATGCGGCAGGCCATCTGTGGACGAATAGTGCTGAAGCCGTACAAAACGTCAATACGGCAAGGCATACGGTCGTTGTTGATGTCGTACTGACGAACAACGCGCAGGCTGATACCGTTGTGAACAGCGCGTGCGGCCATGTCAACACCTTGCGGCAGCAAGAGGTCAGCAGTAGCAAACGTGATGGCGTCCTTGTGGTAGACCAGATTCTGAGCGTACTGCGTAGAAGCAGAACCCAAGAAGGTCACAGCAGCGTTATCAGCAGGGAAGCTGTTAACGGTAGCCAAGGCGCTGTCGCTAGTGTAGATTGCTGGGCTGATTGCAACGTTCGTCCAAGCACCAGAAGATGCCGTAGCGGTGGCGGTGCAAACAAACTGCTGCAACGAACCAGTAGATTCACGGGTCTGTGGATTGACCGAATACACGTTGGCAATGGTAAAAATGTCGCCAACAGCAATCGTTGCCGAGCCAGTACCGCCGTCAATGCTAATCGTTGCTTGGCCTTGGGTGCTAACAGCACCGTTAACCAAAATCGTGTCAGTCGTAGAACGTGAGCCAGTAGTGTGCTGCTTGATTGACTGCGACATATTGACTTCATCAAAGCCAAGCACGCCGGTGCCCATCATGCCGTTTTTAAACTGCTTTGAAACAGTATCGGTTGGATTAAAGAGACCTTTCATACCTTCAACCAGAGCGGCGTTGGCAGCAGGGTTGACGGTGGCGTAACGTGGCGACATAACCGCTGCGTTCTCGTTGAGCTTCTGTTGCGCTTGCAGCAGAACCAGCGAGGTGCCGGGGGTCGTGCCTGGGGTGCCAACAGCCGAATAGATCGACTTGTATGCGTTGGCAACATCAGCATCAATGGACGATGCCAACTGGCTGATACGAGGCTTCAGCACGCGGTCTGCAAAGTCATCCAACTGCATGGTCAGTTCAGCAGAAGTGAAGTTGACGCCAATGTGCTTTTGCGAAGCAACAGACAGGGTGGTGTACTGCTCGTTGTCGTCCTGCACTTGCAAGGCGGCACCGTCCGTCACCAGAGCGCGGTCTGGCAGGCGGATACGCAGGGTTGAACCAATCTTTGCACCTTCAACAGCAAAGCTGTCGTCGTACTGGCGGTTGCAGTTGCGGGTGATTACCAGATTGTTCTCGAGGATTTCGAGAGCCTTCCGCGTAATCATGTCAATTGTGAGGATACTATTAGCCACGATAAATTCCTTATGAAGTTAGTAACGGTTGCGCTCAAGTTTCTTTATCTGCCTAGCCCTGTCAGCCGCAATCCATTCGCTTGTGCTCATGGTCTTGACTGATCGAGGATCGGTAGTGTCGTAACTAGGCGCACCAGAAGAACGTGCGGTAACCGGCGCAATCGGGGTTGGTGCGCTGGTCGTTTTCTTGACAACGGGATTATCAGCCAATTTGGCTTCAAGTTTTCCGATTTCTTTGGCCTGCAAGATAGGCTGCAACTTGGAAATACGATCTGCCTCTTTGGGGTTCGCCCCCAAGAAATAAGCCACATCAGGGCCGATTTCAGATGCTTGGATCGACTGAGCCATCACTTCAGTAATTCGAAGGTTGGGGTTGTACGCAACTTGCTCGAAGTCCTCGTACTTATCCCGTGCTTCTTCTTCTCTGTCGCGGTAGCTCTCAAGAGTTTCTGACTGCTGTTTTTGCACCTCACGCTCTCGGATAATCTGCTCGGCCTTTTGATAGGCCAACGCCTCGGCGTAAGCCTCTGGCGTGTCAGCGTTTTCCACTAACGGGGTAGGTGCCTGCTTTGCAGCAAACTCTCGTTCCATCTTGCGGCGTTCTCTTGCGAGACGCTTGCCGAATTCAGCGTTCAGTTCTTCCTGCGTGAACAGTTTTTCTGAGGGCGCTTCATCAGCTACTTCCGGCGTTTGGTCTTCTGGCTCAGGCGCTGCCGTAGCCACCTGTTCCGGCGCGGGTGCTTCCGCTACTACTTCAACTTCTTCAGTCATTTATTGAATCCTGAGATTCCCTGGTCGTCGGGCCAGTACGGTTAAAAATCATTTTAATGATTTCCCACCATGTTGGCGGGGGTTCAAATAGGTCGTTAATCATCAGTATTTAGGCCAAATGCGAAGATGAGACATATTGCCGTACACAGTAGTGTTGACAGCCGTAGCAACCGATTGTGCCCATTGCAGTTGCAAGAATCCAGCAGTTGCCCCGTTTTCAACCGAGCCCTCAATCACAATTTGCCTACGAGAAGTAGCTGAACCAAAAATCACAGATGTGCCACTTGCCAATGTCTGCACTTGCGGAACTACGGTGTCAGCAGCGTCAACTTTAATTCCGTTGCTTGGCCCCCAACGTAATGCGCCAGATGGAATCGTAAACGCTATTTGTAAGTCTGGTACGGCTGACCCAGAAATATGTTCAATTACGCATTGAAAGTAAATGTTTGAGTTGGCCGCAAGATACCACTTCAATTCAGTATCGTTTTGCAGAACTGCGCTGTTGTTAACAATTTGATCGGTAATTTTTTGAACAATTTGCGGGACTACATCAATCTGAATTCCCGGCACATTAGGCGTCACCAGAGTGCCAATACTGCCCGTTAACCAGTTAAGAATACGGATGTTAGACGCACCATTAACAACAACAACTGCTGGGCTAATTGCGCCAAGCGTTGCATTGATAACAGTCAAACCCTCAATGTTGATGCCGTCTGTTGTCAAGTACAGAGGGCGGTTATCAACTCGTACTGCTTCAGTAACGTCAAGATATCTATTGTTTCGCAACCAAATGTTGCGCCCAGCAATATAAATGCCACCACCAACTGATGCGCCGCTGACAACTGAAGCACGAACTTCATGGTTTGCGCCAATCATGTACACCTGATGTTGGGTGTAATACACGGCAGCATTTGTTGCATTTGCGCTAAATTCACAGTTTTCTACAACAATTCTTAGCGAGGATGTCCCTGTTGTGTCAGATGGATATCCACAAGCAGCACCATTTCCGCTGTTGCTATAGAAACCGCATGTGTCCAACGTCATGCAGCCTTGTGGCCCTGTCAAGTTAGTTCTTCCACTCAACTGACCTCGATCAACGGCATACCCGTGACCACGATTGGCGTTGATGTAGCAATTCTGCATGTGGCCTTCTTGAGTGGCAGGGCCAACCCAATACGCGCCTGTACCTGGTTGTAACTGAATACATACGTTGTCTAGAAAACAACTCTGCATACGAATGGTCGTGCTGTCCACAACGTCTTCGCACTCAAACTGCACACCAAAACCAGTTGTATTAGTAGCCGCCGCCCGAGCGCCAGCCGCCGACAACCCTATATTTCTCAACCCGCTGAATCGACGATAGAACCGAACAACAGCCCCTGTACTATGTTCAGCCGTAATGATTGAGGCGTCTGCGCCATCACCAATAAGTGACACGCCGCGCTGAGTACAAGCCAAAATTGCAGTTGTTCGATAGGTGCCAACAGGCAGATAAATAGTGCCCCCAGTAGATGCACCCAAACTGTCAATAGCCGCCTGAATAGCAGCGGTATCATCCGTCACCCCATCGCCCACCGCCCCAAAATCCTTGACCGAAACGCTTTCACGCAACTTGGCCTGTACAGTTCTGGCTACCGCGCCCGTACCGGCTGGCGCGTAGCCGATGCCTGGGCCAAGGCTGTTGACGCTCGTCTGCACCGTCGCGCTGCTTTGCACGACAGGCAAAATCTCCGCGCCCGTCAGCGGGGTGGCTGACGGCGGTAGTTGGGTGATCTTTTTGTTAGACATTTAGTGCTGCCACTTTGTCTTGAAACGCTTTGATGCGTGCTTCCAACGCAGCGCGGTCAGACGCCAACTGCGCTGCGTCAGCAAACAACTTGGCTTCTTGAGCATCCAAGGAGTCTTTCTGCGATTGAACTTGCTTTTCACGCAGGCTCAATTCTTTGTCGCGGGCACTAAACGTAGCCGCCATGTCAGTTTCGCGGGTGCTCAATTCTTTTTCACGGGCGTCTTGTGCAGTCTTCTTGGCTTTAGCCGCAGCGTTTTGCTCTTTGGCATCAGCCAAAATTGCCGCAGCGTCAGTTTTGGCAACTTCCAACGCCGCCGCAGCATCAGCCTTCAGTTTCACGGTGTCTGCTGCTGCCGACAATGCGCCCTGACGGATCGCCAGTTCATCGCGCAACGCGGCCATAGACGCCAAATCTTTTGGCATCTGGGTCGTAAAGTACGTCAAGTAGTCCATACCGGCAGTATCGTTAATAATGTCCATGACTGACCCCTTATGCGTAATAACTGACGTTGATCTTGGCGCTGGCCGTCTGCTCAATAAACCGAATCTTGGTCAGATCGCCGTCGTATTGCAGCGTAACGCCTGCGGCCAAAGGCATACCGACTGAAGCGGTCGGGGCCACATCGTCGTCACGCCACCGGACTGCTTGAGTCTCAGCGGTGATGATAGCAATGCTAGGCTTGCACGACAAACCGTTAACGTCCACGATAGGCACGGTAAGCGCGGTTGACGCGCTCAAAGAAGTGATCTGTTGGTAACCTAGCCGAGTGGTTACAGCTTTGAGAGTGAGAGCCATTAAAATCTCCGTTCAGTAAATGACCGAATTGTAATTAGTAGTTCATCCAAATACACAACAACAGATTGGAAAAAACCGCCGTTGAAAAACAAACCGGAAAAAAATGGCCCTGATGCCATATCAGCAATCTTCCGCGTCTTGAAACTCTGGGCGCTGCTTCATGAGCGCGTACACCGCAGGGCGAGTCATGTCGGGAGCGTAATCTGCACCAACAATTTCCATCTTTCCAGCCGTTAAGGGGTGCTTACTAGCGTCGCGTGCGGCTTTGGATGCGTAACCGTAAAATGTAACTTCAGCACTCTTGCCCCCAAAACTTTCTTGGATGGCTCCAATGTGCCAATAGGTTGCGTAAATGCCGTAGTCGGTTTCTATTGGTTTCAAAAGTGCCATGTTTATCCTACAAGTAGTCTTCGAGTAGTTCCGCCAGAATCGGTAATGGTAACGTACCCTGCTTGAGAAACAAGACCGGCGGTATAGGTACCAAACTTGATGGTGCCTGTGCCTTTTGTTGCCAGCACCAAGTTGACGTTAGTGTCTGTTCCAGTACCAGTAATCGTCACGTTTGCTGGTGTAGCGCCGCCTGTAGTAGCAGCGCCAGTTATATTGACGTAATTTACAGCAGATGCGGTTGGTGATACCCGCATTTGATTTGATCCAGCAGAACCACCAATCGTTGCATTAGTGTTAAAGAAAAGATTGCCGCTGCTGTTGTAGATGCAGGCAACACTAGTTGATGAATCATAGTACGTTCTGGTGCTTGCTGTTGCTGCATCGCTGTTTCTAATCATCTGCAACCCACCAGAAGCACCAGCATTTTGAATGCTTATGCTGGTTGCATTGGAAATTGCTGGCGCTGATTGTAAAACAACTTTGCCCGTTCCGGTAATGCCTGTATTACCGCTGGCTACACCATCATCGCCGCTCCATAAGTCTGATATAGAGTACGTCCATTGTGTGCTACTACCTAAGCCAACATAAACAAATACCGCGCCTGTATTTATTGGCATTTGGTATAAGGATGTACTATTAAAATCAGATACTAAAAAAGCGGCATTTGTCTGATTGACAATGTGGAGCGAGTACCCTATTGGTAGGGTTGTTATGTCTGGCAAATAACAACCGGTACCAGTTCCTGTAAAAAACACGTTTTGTGCGGTTGTGCTGTCAAGGTTTGGGCTTGCTGAGTTAACATATGTCTGATAACTTGACAACTTATTGAACGCAGCATTGGCTGACGTTGCGGATGTGCCGCCAGAACTAATTGATAAAGGAGTTGTGGCAGATAAAGTAGTAAACGCGCCTGACGCTGGCGTTGTAACACCTACTGTAGTGCCGTTAATCGCGCCGCCAGTAATTGCAACTGCGTTAGCGTTTTGTTCCGCCAAGGTTCCGACCCCGCTCAACGTGTGATTGGCGTTCCATGCAGCAGCGCCGGTGCTGCTGAACGAACCGTCAGCCGGTGTTGAGTGGTTAACAACAATCGTCATGCCAAGAACCGCAGTTTGTACAGCGTGGACAAGTACAACGCCACAATTTCGTCAATCAAATTGTGCAAAGCGGTGTCTTTTTTGTCCACCACGTCGTATCGAACAACCTCAATCTCATCAAGTTGAGCCTGTAAAAACTCAATAATGTTGGCGGCTTTTTTGTTCGCCGGAACCGAAATCTGCCCCACCAAACCATGCCTGCCTTGGTATGCCTCGGTAAACGTATCGGCTAGTTCCACAATCTCGTTGTAAAACGTGTTCAACGCCATGTGTTTGCTGAAACTGCGGGTGTTGAGATGTACGCTGTGCGCTACATCGCGTCCAAGGAACAGCAAACCAACAAATTGTGCGGCGGTCATTGTGGCATCCCTTGTGGCATCTGCTGCTCCATACCTTCCATCGGCATCTCAGCACCCATATCAACATCCTGACCCGGCATTTCGGCAATCAAGTCGCCGCTGGTAATCATGCCGTGAATCGTACCCAACACGATCTCTTGAATCTGATCTGGTGACATACCGGCCTGCACGGCAGAAATGCGCTTGGTCTCGGCGTCAAACGCCTTGATCTTGGCTTCGTAGTCCTTGCGCTCTTGGTCTTGCACCTCAATGGACTTGCCGACGTTTTGCAGCATCTGGTGCATCTGCTCCATCTCCTGACCCATCGCCTCCATCTGCTGCTGTGCAGCGGCAAGCGCCGGATTGTCCTCGCCGTCACTCATCAGTTTTGGATCAATGGTCTTGGCAAAGCGTTTTGCCATCTCTTGCGCCCCAGGCCAATCCATGTTCTTGACAAACAGATCACCAGCCACAGCCCACAGGTTTGGATTGGCTTGCAGCATCTGGCCCATAGCCTCTAGCGACTCTTGGCGCTTGGTTGCGTAGCCGGGGCCGGTCACAGCCACCACATCGTACTTGCCAACGCCCAAGTTATAGATTTTTTCAATTACAACGCCTGATTGGTCAACGATCTTGTTGACAGGCTGCTGCTGGTCAGGATTGACCCTCACCATCTTGGTATCGCCGTCCTCGCCAATGATCCGAGCCACGCGCTGCGTGTCGTAAATCTTGGGGATCAAGTCCACCAGTTGCCGAGCGACGTTTCGCACGCTGCGGGCCAAGTTATCACCGTAGTGATACGTCCCAACGTCACCCTCGCGCTGGCGGGCCAGAATGGCCTTGCCAGATCGCTCATTAGAACCCATGCCCAACGAGGCGTTGTACTGCCCGGTGGTGGATTTGATGTCCTCAGACGCGCCTGCCTTGGCCTGCAACAGCCCAGATGACGCCATAGGCGGCTGGGCACGCTGCGGCAGCGGCAAAATAGACCCTTGGCCGTCAGTTACGTCTGGATTGACCTCCAAATACGGCCAGTTTTGCGTGTTGGCAGTCTTCCATTGGTTTTCGTACCCCTCAAACTGCCCGCCGTAACCAATAAACGGTGCTTTCGGGGCCAAAGCAAGCATTTCTGCCTCTTGAGACACCCAGTAGTTGTACATCCGCTGCGCGTCCTTGGCATTTCGCACCAGACCGCTCACATACAGACGCCCATCAACCTCGTATTCGTTGCCGACAACCCGAATGACCGGAATACACTTACCGGCCCAGTCGTTTTGCTCCAAGACCTCGTAGCCGTTGATCTTGCAATACTTGACTTTTGGCCTGTCTGACTCGCGTGAGCGGATCGGCTTGCCAAAAAACGCCTTCAACTGCTTGTCTTCCGGCGTGCCGGCAAACGCCGTCTGGTTGCCTGGGTATAGATTCAGCGTAGCGCGGTCGTAGTCGATGTAATAGTAGTCAGCGACTCGGATCGTGTCCTCGTTCAGCCAGTTGCTGATGGACTGATCGCCAACCCCAAGCGATTGCAGCGTCGTCACAGGCGCTGCGTTGGGGTACATCCGCTCGTATTCCTCGCGGGTCAGGTCTTGCGTGACAAAGCAATACTTGGCGTCCGCGCCAGTCGGGTCTTGGATCATCGGATCCATGTACACCGAGAACGAGTTACGCACCCGCCCAATCTTGATGTCCTGCTCGAACGTGTTGTCGTCGCAGTATTCGGTCAGCAGGCGGATGTAACCCTCGCCATACGCCACTTGGTTCTCGCAGGCGGTGTCGTAAGCTACGTCAGCGTCGCTGATGTACTCAATATGCCTGATCATGCCGTTGAAGATGTCGGCCACCTCGATGTCGGCGGTGTCGTCCACCGGGATGACCTTCGCCGCAGGCCTGTTCTGGCGCTGGTCGTTGGTGACTTGTTTGACGTGCTGCGGCAGCTTGTTGATCGTCAGGCACGGGCGTGCGTTGATCGTCTGCCCCTGCACCGCACCACGGGTTGCCAGCACATCAGCGGGCCACTGCCAGTGATTGTCAGGACTGCCTGCGTAGAACTTCAGGTCGTCAATCTCATCCTCGCGGGACTCAGACAGCGCCGACATAGCCATGTCCAACCGACTGCGAGCCGTTGACAGTAGGTCTTCGTTCCCGCTGGCTACAGCCTTTGCTGCCGTGATCCCGTTATCGTTCATTTCTTCTTTTGCGCTTCGCGCTTGACGCTGTAAGCAATAGCCACGGCCTGCTTGACGGGCTTGCCAGCCTTGACTTCAGTCTTGACGTTCTCTTTGAACGCCTTGGGCGTAGGTGATTTTTTCAGCATTACTTACCCTTTTTGGCTGTCTTGGCCGAATCTTTGAAGTCCTTGGCGCTGGGCGCTGCCTTGCTGCCGGGTTTGTTCATCTTCTCGCCAGAGCCAGCCTTGATGCGCTCTTGCTTGGCGTGGATTGCAGCATACAAGCCGGGTTTAGTAGCCATGATTAGCACTTCCATCGTTTGAGCGCCGCCTTGGCGCGTTCGCCGTCTTTGGCATTAGCCGCAACGGCACCCATACGGGCACAAAATGACGCCTTGCGCCCTTTGTCTGCCTCAGTCTTAGGATTAGGCGCGGGCGCTTTCAAGTTACTGCCGGTGGCTGCGTTGTACTTCTCGCGCCCTTTTTCCGTCAATCCCGCGCCCTTGCTCACAGGCAACTTCTCGCCGCGCCCTACAGACAGAGAAACACTTTTCTTCATGTCAGCTACCCATCCAAGATGTACTTACGCCGCTGCCCTGCGCGTTAACCCGCCGCGCTGGTTCCTTGTACTCACGGTGCGCGACAGGAAATGCAAACGTCACCGCCAGCGCATCCGCTGCGTCGGGCGAGGCAAGGCCTCTTGATTTCATATCTTTCTTGCTCTCCAGAAAGATTGTACCCCGCGAGTCTGGTTTCATCATAGGCGAAATCAGATCGGTTTTCAAGAAACGATCTTTCGGAATACTCGCCGTCCGCAACCACTCTTTCATCTTGCCCCACATCTCGGCGCGTTTGTTTCCGTACATGATGGGATTGACTGACTTATTGCCAAAGTTCACGCCCTTGATCTTAAAGCGTTGTTCCTTCAGCCGGTCAACGATACCCGCGCCCAGACCGCCCTCATCAATCACCACCATGTCGGGTTTCCATTCCTCGATAGCCTCGATGATGTACCCCACCACCGTCATGGTGTCGTCGCCACGGTGTCGGTCAATACGCACAATGTCGCGCCCCTGCCTCACCACAATCACCGTAGCATCAGCCCCAAACCGGGCAGGATCAACCCCAATAATGGTTGGTGCCGTCTGATCCTTGTACTTCTCCCGCGCCATCGCCTCATCCACAATGTCTGCCGGAATAAACTGGTCGTCGCCCTCTGACGGAAACTGCCCGTACACCTCAACGTGCGCCTGGCTGCTGTCTGGGCCGTACTCATCAATGATGTTTTGGTACACCGCCTTGTCGGTGCCCTCCACCGTCCTGGCATCCACCACCTTGTTAGTCCAGAAATCCCGCTTGCTGTTGAAGCACTCGTAAAAGTACCCCGTGTTGCGGCGCGGGTTGCTAAACGCCAGCCAAAGACGATTCGGCGTGTTCTCCGTAAAGAAACCAGCCGTCACAGCCCAGATTGAGTCGTCAATACCCGACGCCTCATCAAAGATCACCAGCACACCATCAAAGTTGTGGACACCGGCATAAGCATCTGGGTTCTCAGCCGACCACAGCCGACCCTCAACACCCCAATAGCGCGTGCCCTTGCGTAAGTCCTTCTCCACCAACTGAGTCAACCACGACGCCGGAGCCAGCTTGGTGGCACTCACCTCAAACCAATGGCTGTTGATGCTCATCGCCAGCCACTTGGTGATTTCGGCCCAAGTGACTGCTCTTAATTGACTCTCAGAGTTGGCTGAGATGATGGTCGTGCTGCCAATGCGGGTGGACAGCATCCAGATGGTTAGCCAACTGACTAAGGCAGACTTGCCAATCCCTCGCCCTGAACTGACCGCATGGCGCAGGGTCTCAAAGTCCACCAGCCCCTGCTGCCTCTTAATATGTGCAGCGATCTCCCGCAACACTTCCCGCTGCCACTTGCGCGGCCCCTTGAAGTTCGCCAAGGGCGTGTTCTCTTGGCCCCACGGAAAAGCAAACAGCACAAACGCCTCTGGGTCATCCGCAATCGCTGGTGACCACAGGGTGGTCATGAGCTCTTGCTCCTCCTCTGGCTTGTAGATGGTGGTTTGCATTTGCCTAGTTTTCCTGTAAAATCATGGCATGAACCTCTCGCCCATTGTCAACACCGATGTCAAGATGCCAGCCAAAATGCTAGATGCACTTGGCCTGCATGAAACCATCTGCATGGTGACAGGCGTGCATGAGGTCACCGAGCAGTCGGTAGTTGACTTCTTGGTTGAGCGATACGGCGACAAATTTGCCGCCACCTTCAAGCCCGAATACCTGTTCAATAGCCAAGACGCTTGAGCAACTTGTTGCTGAGAACACCGGCATATGGCTTCATTTGCAACGCCCGGATGTCTGTGGTGCGCGGATTGGTGACATCCGGAATGCCTCGTTCTTTTGCTGCTTCTGGCAGCAACTGATAAATATTGAGGTCTTCACCAAGTGTTCCCAGCCCCTGCCCAGGCACGCCGCGAGGATAAGCAAAATGCCCCGATTCCTTGATGACGGGCTGGCCCGCAAAAATCTCGCCCACGTTCATCACGCCGCCTTCTTGCGCGGCCAACTGCGCCGGGTCTGAAACCGCCAACCGCGCACCACCAATGTTCAACCCGCCTTCGTTGCGGAAGTCGGTGTCCATCATGTTCTTGATGGCCTTGCGTGCCTTGTCTGGTGCTTTGCGAAATTGCGCCACACTTTCTGGATCAGAAACACCTTTCCACTCAGGAATAAATTCCTTGATTGACTTGTCAAGCGACCGCTTAGTCCTCTTGTTCATCGCGGCATCAGCATACGCCAGCATCGTCTCGCCGGTCATGGACGCAAAGTCGCCGCCAGACGGGGCCATGCGCCACGGCAAATACAACGGATTTTGCCCAGTTGCCTGCTTAATGGCCCCAGCCTGCCTCATCAACTGATTCACCGGCCCTGTTGCAGATGACCACACCTGACCGGGGTTGTTGAACATAAAGTCTTGACCACCCTGCAACTCCACCGGCCTGTTGAACTTGACACCCTCAACACCCGTCAACTGCCCACCACCAGCGGTGCGATCCGCCATGCTGGTAATAAACGGCCTGCCCTCAAAATCAGCCAGCGACACCGTTGGCGCGTTTTGCGCTCCGGGGTTCAACTGCACATCTCGCGTCAAGGCGTTCAGCCGCCCCTGCTCTTTTACCCGTGGGTCATACCTCGGATCAAACGCACCAAACCCGCTGCGGCCTTGCTGGGGCAACGCATTCAACTGCATCCCCATGCGGGTCATGTAGTTCTCAGCCATGCGACCAGCCTGGGGCGCAAGTTCCCTTGCACCAGCCTGCAATGCCCGACCGCCCAGCCTAGCCGCAGGCGAGACAAACGGCGCAACCGCCAGCGCAGCCTCGGCTACGTCCGGCTTAAGTTGCAACGTCTGGCCCCTGCCGGTTGTCAGCGCATCGCCATACGACATCTTATCTAGCGTGCTGGCTATCGCAGGCACACCAAAGAAACTAGCCACACCCTGTGCCTGCTGCGTTCGCTCCGGCGAAAAGGTGGAAGCCATCAAATCCGCAAACGCACCAATGTACGGGTTGCGCTCAACGGGCTGCATAGAGTCTTGTTTGGGCATGGAGCAGATGATAAATTAAAAAAAGAAAAATTTGTTCGTGAGGCTACCGTTCCCGTGGCCCTTTCGCGTCGGCCCTACCCCCCCCCCCGGCGACCCCGTCGGGCTGGCAGGCACCTCCGGCGCGGGACGTTAATGAGCACTCACTTCACAGTTGACATAACACCCGTTGTCAACATTAGACGTCCCGCGACTCGACATCCACCACATCGCTGTTGTCATTCAGTACACGTTGCTTCGCCTGGGCCAGCGCATCCATCACGCTGATGCGTGCGTCGGTCACAGCCACATCAATGCGGTCACCGTACCTCTTGGGTTGTAACTTGGCAGCGACCCACTTGCGTGCGTCAACGCGCAGCCGTTTGTCGGCCACCCAGGCGCTCATTGCAGCAGGCTCTAAGCCCTCAGGAGGCGCTGAATCGCTGATCTCAATGATCTCCTCAGCCAACTTGTCTGCGCGATCTTGTAGCGCCTTCTCGTACTTCGCTTGGAAATCGAGGTCATTGGCGATGTGCCTGCGTGCCTGCGCCACGCTTGGCATCCAAGTGTGCTTCGCCAGCGCCGTGCTGAGACTGCCGCCGCTGCTGATGGTATCGAGAATAACTTCCCAGCACCTATTCTCTGGCCCATATAACCTGTCGGGCTGCGGTAATGACTTCAATGCGGTTTTCATATAACCCCCATGCGCCTGCGCGTAAACATATCACGGTTGCCGCAAAATGCGCTCAACCCCCTTCCCGCCCCCACCTCACCCACCACCACACCACCGATGTGAGTGCCCACTAACATCTTAGGCTTTCCAGCACGATTCTGCCCGCGACGAACGGGAACTCGGGAACTATCCTTAAGGATATAGTTCCCGTTCGTTCCCGGTTTTCGTCTTTTCGCCCCCTTGAACCGTTCCCGAAAAGTTCCCGAAAAGTTCTCAGTTCCCACCTGTTCACCCCTTTTTCTTGCGGATCATCATGGCGCTAGACTCGACCGGATCGCTCACGATCCAACCTCCATCGTCTGCCTCGATAACCTGAGCCACTAATAATGCAGCAATCAATTTGCCATCTGCTGACGGCCTCACATATACCCTCGCAGACGCATCGCTGATACCCATCTTGTGAACCATATACTCGATCAACGCACCACGCTCGATGTACGGATGGCCCCTTCGTTCTGGTGTGCCTGATGCCCACCATGCGTTCTCAATCGTCTTGCGGTGCGTTGCCAGCCTGCTGTCTGTCTTGACCGTTGCCACCATGGTGGATGGCACCAGCACCGCGCTGGTGACGGGCGCACCGTCTTCATCAAACCATCCGGGAATGGTGATCTGCTTCAACTCCACGCTGATGGTGGGTGCTAGTTCAGCATCCTTGGACTTGCGCTGGATGATCTGCATTGGCAGATTAGATGTGGCGGGCACGATGCTGATCTCGATGTCCAGCGCACCACGCCATGCTGATGATCCACGGGCACGGTGTTGAGCCTCATCGCTCACGCCTGTGTGATGGACAAGAATGACCGTGCACTCAAATTCGTGCATGAGTCGTGCGCAGGCGTCCAACATGGTCTTGGCGTCTTGGGCGCTGTTTTCGTCGCCTGCGAGAAAGCGGTGCAGCGTGTCCACAACCACCACGCTTGGTGAGCGTGGCAAAGACCTAATGTGTGCTGCTGCCAGTTGATAGCCATCGGCGGTGTTGAGATCGCAACCTGACTGAGATAGCCACATCAACAAGCTGGTGGCGTTGTTATGGTGCTTCCACGCTGCAATGCGCCCGCGCAGACCTTGGTGACCCTCGCCTGCAAGGTAGACCACATCGCAAGGCTTGACCTTGTGGCCGTGCCAATCGGTCATGTTTGCTGCGAGGTGCAAAACCCAATCCAGCACCACAAACGTCTTGCCGCCACCGGATGGGCCGTGAACCATCACTAAGGCGTCGGCCTGAATCCACTTCTTTACCAACCAACTGACAGGACTAGGCTTGGCGCTGAAGTCGTCAGCACCTACCAGCCAATCGTTAACGGGTGGCGTCAGCAACGCCAAGAGGTCACCGCCTGCCTGGGCGTAATCGTTGGCATCGCCAAGGTCTGGTGGCATTACCATCCGTGCGCCGTGTTTGGCTGATGCCTGCTCTGCGTACCGCTGGCCGACGCCTGATTTGTCATTGTCGGCCACAATCACTAGGTCGCGGTTTGGTACGATAGATCGAAACAAGCCCGCAACGGGAACAAGGTTGCTGGCGCTATATGCCACCACCACGGGGCAGTTGGTCACCTCATGGATGGTCGCAGCAGTCGCAAACCCCTCAGCAATGTAGATCGTGCCTGAGTGCTTGAGGTCGCTGACATCAATGGTGCCGAGCAACCAAAACTTGCCACTTGTCTGCCCGCCTGGGTGGTACAGCTTGCCGCCTTCGCTGTCGATGTACTGCAAAGACGACATCGTGCCGTCAGCATCGTATAGCGGCACCACTAGCCTGCCATCGCCTGTGACCCGTGCGCCGTGGGGTGCGATACCCTTGCGTTTAAGATACGGGTGGTCTGGCGATGCGCCTATGCACTCGGCCCAAATGGTGTCAACGACATCTGCTACCACCTCATGCTTGCGGGCCTGCTCAATCTCGCGTGCGGCCTTGGCCTCGGACATCCTGCGAGCAAACGCCATCTCATCGGCCTGGTTAAGCTGCCTGCCCACCTCTGCCCGCCACGTCTGCTCCATTCCAGCACGCCAACAGCCAAAGCGCCCTGCTGGGATGCCGTCGCTGAACGCGATGTACCAACCCGGCTTGTCACCGTGGCCTGGCGAGCCCTTGGTGCCTGACTTGAACCTGTGAATCTTGCCGTCGAGGTGGATGGTGTCCGGTGGCTCGAGGCCAGCATCGCGCATGGCGTCTTGGAGCTGCTGCTCCGGCGGGGCCAGCACGGGTGCGGGGGGTGGCGACCATGAGCCGCCGAGGATGTGTCTTAGATCAGCCATTGACCGCCACCGTGCTTGTCTGGCGCAGATACGTCTCAATAGAACGCATGGTGGACTTGCTTGGCCTGTTCTTGCCGTTGACCAGCCTGTACAAAGTGAACACGCTCAGTCCTGTGGCCTGAGCCACCACGGGCAGTTTGCGGTCGGCAAGACGTTGCTTGATTTCGGTGAGGTTCATAAATGTCAAAAAAAGTTGCAGAAAGTGCTTGCATCCTAGCACCAATCTCTGTACAGTTCAACTCATGCGCTGAACAGATGGTCTAACTAGCGCAAAACAGGAGAAAGCAACATGAACAAATTGATCGAAGCATACGAGGCTAAACGCGCAGCCAAAGGCAAGCCTTGCAAAGTGACTTACAACAACAATGGCACCTACACCATCGTGCCCAAAAACATTTTGGTGCCGTATGTTGTGACTACCGCTGAACTTAAGGCGAGGATTGCAGCATGAGCAATCAAGTCCTTTACGTTATCGTGTTGTGTACCAAAGTGGCAGGCAAGCGCAAGGTACATGAAGACAAATACGCTGTTGCTGCTAACACAAAAGAGCAAGCCTATCAGCGATTTGACGCGCTTTATCCGGGCCACCGCGATTTGGCAACCATGTTCTACATGGAAGTCTTTGAGGACGGTTTGTGCCGTGTTGCATAAATAAATTGCAAAAAGTCAGCACAGGCTGCAAAAGCCTGTGCTATGATTGCATCATGCGCTGACCGGATGTCCCGACAAGCGCAAAACAGGAGATGTCAAAAATGATCAAGCAATACAAAGTGCCCGCCAAGTTCTGGGATGACTTCTCAGACCGCTGCCCATGCGACGGCGACCCCGAAGTCGAGATGCCCAACGAGGTGTCGCGGTCTGGCAACCGCGTACTAATCGAAGGCACCGATAGTCAGATCGAGTGGCTGCGCAGCGATGCGCAGTACTACAGCCACCGCTGGGGTCCAGATGAACTGCCACCTGGATTGAAGATCAGCGCGGCGGCTACTGTCAAGGCACTTGCTAAATGAAGCGCCTCCTGATCGAGGTGGCCCAAGCCACCCTAGCCGCCGCCATCATTGGCGCACCGCTGGCCTATTACTTCATTTTTGTGATGACCCCTTAAAAAAGTTTGCACAGACTTGCAAAAGTCATGTTATAATTGCATCAGCGCGAAACAGATTGTCTGAACCGCGCTTAACCAAGGAACCAAAATCATGTCACTTACATTTGACCTCAGCGGCGTCAAGGATCAATTCCTGCTCGGCCACCCACATTACGACGATCAATGGCACCCAGTAGCGTTTGCGCTGGCAAACCTCTCGGTGCCTTGCGGGTTCCGCGAGATCACCGCTAAAAACGCAGACGATGTTACTGAGCGTGTGATGGCGTACCAACTGGTCGGCGGTTGTATGCTGGGTCGCCCTCGCGGTCTGGAAAAGAGTAGCGTGTACATCACGCCTGCTGATGTCCGGGCATACATAGGCTTGACCACCAACGCCGGGGCCAAGTCTCGAAAAGAATTTGCCAACGACATGGGCGAGATGGCGTTGCGTCAGGGCCAGTTCCTGCGCAACGAGGGAACGCTTGATGCGGTGGGCGACTTCATTCCGTACACCGCCATCGAAATCTTTGCAAAATAACTTGTAACCCGCCGCCGGTCGGTCACCGGCACTTAAACCAACGCCAAAACTGGAGAACCAAACATGGCTGTTATTTTGAAATCAACGGGCGACTTTAGCCGCAACGGTTTAGACATTTTGCTTTATGGACAAGCAGGAGCAGGAAAAACTACCGCAATAAAAACGCTGCCCAACCCCGTGGTGCTGTCAGCAGAGGGTGGCTTGCTGTCCATTCAAGACGCAAACATCCCGTACATTGAGATCACCTCAATGTCTGATTTGATGGAAGCATACGAATGGCTGTCAAGCCATGAGGCGAAGCAGTTTGAAAGCGTTGCTCTCGACAGCATCAGCGAGATCGCAGAGGTCTGCCTGAACTCCGAGAAGAAGATTGCCAAAGACCCGCGCCAAGCATACGGTGCCATGCAAGAACAGATGGCCGATGTGATCCGCGCTTTCCGCGATCTGCCTGGTCGCCATGTCTTGATGACCGCCAAGTTGGAGAAGGCCACCGACGAAATGGGGCGCATCCTGTACTCGCCCTCAATGCCAGGCAACAAAACCGGTCAAAGCCTGCCTTACTTCTTTGATGAGGTGCTTGCGCTTAGGGTCGAGAAAGACGCCGACGGCGTGAGCCAGCGTGCCCTAATGTGTGACTCTGACGGGTTGTGGATCGCCAAGGATCGCTCTGGCAAGCTGGGCACCTGGGAGGCACCCGACCTTGGCGAGATCATTAAGAAGATCGGCGGTGCGGCATGAGAGCCATGCGCGAGATTGCCGCCGAATGGCACGCCGAAAAGGAAGTTGAGCGTCAGGCCGTTGAGAACCGCAGGCGTCTTGAAGACGAGATGGTCAAGTCGTTTGCGTTGCACCCCGATTTGGACAGCACCGTTAGCAAAGACGTTGACGGCTTTGTGATCAAGATCACGGGTCGCATTGACCGCAAGGTTGATGCCGACAAGATTCAAGAGCTGGCTGCCCAGCATGGCCTTGAGTCGCACCTTTCAACCCTCTGCCGGTGGAAGCCGGAACTTAACCTCAGCGTATGGAAAGCAACCGATTCGACGATCACCAAACTGTTAGCCCCGGCCATCACCGCGAAACCAGGGCGTCCAAGCTTTTTAATCGTTCAAAACAAGGAAGAGAAATGAAACTCGGAGAAACCTTTTCTGCTGCTGAATTGCAGCCATCCACGCCATCCTATGACTTGCTGCCTGCTGGTTGGTATACCGCCATCATCACCGAGGCTGAAGTCAAAAGCACCAAAGCCGGAAATGGTAGTTACATTAAGTGCCGCTACGACATCACCGGCCCATCGTGCCAAGGTCGCGTGGTGTTCTCAAACTTCAACATCCAAAACCCCAGCACCAAGGCTGAGGAAATCGGACGCCAGCAGCTTGGCGAAATGATGCGTGCCTTGGGTCTGGCATCTGTCAGCGACACCGATGAGCTGATCAACGGTCACCTTACTATCAAGGTCGATGTGCGCCCAGCGTCTGGCGAGTACGGCCCCCAGAACGAGGTCAAGGGCTGGCGGTCAAGCACGGGCAGCCTGCCACCGCAGCCAAAGCCTGACGCGCCTGCTAGTGCGCCGGCCAAGGCATCGCCACCGTGGGCTAAGAAGTAAAAAGGCGGGGCGGCTTGATTTGGTCTTTGACTAGGCCAAGTGGAAAGTCAGAAAAACCTTGGCATCGACATCCTCAAGTGCTGACTTGACGCCGCCCCAAACTGAACTGAACAAAGGAGAGAATCGTGGAGATTCCCGAGGCAGAGAATAGCATCACCGCGCTGATTGACAAGCACCACGAGGCGCAGGCAGCGCAGGAGATGCCACGCCCGCATCTTGGCTGTTCAATCGTCGGCCATCCTTGTGACCGCTGGCTGTGGCTGTCGTTTCGGTTTGCGGTCAAGCCAGCTTTCCCCGGCAGAGTCCTGCGGATGTTTAGACGGGGTCGCAACGAAGAGGCAACGATCATCGATGACCTACGGGCCATCGGCATCAAGGTGCGTGCGCTGGAGGCCCAGATGCGCGTGGCTTTTGGTAGTCACTTATCTGGCAGCGTGGATTCGATCTTAGACGCTGGCGTGCCAGGAGCAGTTAAGACAAAGCACATTGCCGAGTTCAAGACGCACTCAAGCAAGTCGTTTGCAGACGTACAAAGGCAAGGCGTTGAGAAGTCAAAACCCGAGCATTACGTTCAATGCCAGTTGTACATGGCAGGGACGGGCATCCATCGCGCTTTGTACGTTGCCATTAACAAGGACGACGACAGCATTTATACCGAGCGACTTGTATACGACAAG